GTGTCCTCATCGATTACATGAAGGACGTTACGACCGGGCAATCGCTGACTCTGCAAAACCAACTCATCGGCGTGACGCCGACGTTCGCGCTGTACTATTACACCAACCTCAACCAGCCCGGATCGAAGCCCTACGTCACCACGATTTTCAACTGCGTTTCATCGAAGCTGTCGCAGGCGTTCAAACTCGAGGACTTTATGCTTCCCGAACTGGACTTCGATATCTTCGCCAACGCGCAGGGCCAGATCCTCAAGACCACGTTCCCGGACGTTTCGTAAGGTGTTAAATTAGCAGGAGAAACCGATGACGGACCAACTCAAGATTGGGGAGCGGCAGTTCGCCCTCCCCAAATTTCCAATCTGGGCACAGCGCAAGGTGACGCCCGCGATGATGGCGATCGCAAAGCCCGCCGTCATCGACAACATGGACGATCCTAAGAAGTTCGGTCAGGTCATCGACGCGATCTTTCTGGCGCTGACGACCAACACGATCGACGGCAAGCCGTCCGGCGATCGGCTGAACACCATCACCAAAGATGATTTCGAGTGCCTATCGATCGACGCGCTAGACCTCGCGCAAACGGTCATTCCCGCTGTTCTGGTCGCGCTCGGTCTGGCGAAGGCTAAGAATCCCGTCGCGCCCTATAAGCCGAATGGAGGGGCGGGCGATGCCGAGCCGGGCACCCCTTTGAATGGGAGCGACACTTCGACGACCTCGTCGCCGCCTGCGTCGTCGGACTCAAACTCGATTGGGCAGGCGTCGAACTCCTAACTCATCCCCAGATCGATGCGTTGAAGCGTGCGGCGGAAATCGCCGCCACGCCGCCCGATAAGCGAAACTCGGGCCCTCCCCTCACCGAGGCGGACATGATACGCATGACCGGCGGCCACGCCCTGACGGCCGCTGATCTGGGGATTAAGCCTCATGGCGGATGACGTAACAGTCAAAGTCGGCGCTGAATCGTCCGGCGCCGTTGATGGCGTCAAGGACGTCGCCAAAGCCGTCCGCGACCTGCACGACAAGGTTTCGGAGATCTCCGACGGCGTATCCTCGTTTAAGGACCGCCTGCTCGAGGCCTTTACGGTCGACAAGATCATCGAGTTTGTCGGGGCCATGGTCGATGCGGCCTCGGCAACCGAGCGCATGCAGGTGGCTCTCGGCACGTCCGCCGATATGGTGGCGACCTTCCAAGTGACTAGCATGCTGGCGGGCACGACCGTCGCGGCGATGTCCGAATCGATGAGCCGCCTCGAGCGCACGGTGTCCATGGCAAATGCCGGGATTGACCGCTCGGTTGACCTGCTCGCGGCGCTCGGCCTCAAGGCCAAGGATTTTCAGGGGCTGAACGTCGAGCAAAAGTTCGACCTGATCGCCTCGAAAATTGCGCCGCTCAAGGACAGCACCGAAAAAACCGCCATCGCGACCCAACTCCTCGGCGGCGCGGCCACGGCTCTCCTGCCGACCCTCAATGAGGGCGCGGGCGGCCTGCAGCGTTTCCACGACATCATGCAACGCAGCGGACTCGAGGGACCGCCCGAGTTCATCGAGGCCATGGGTCGCATCGAGATTGCCTCGGTCGAACTGCAATCCTCGCTCGTTGGCATCGGCAAGACCGTGGCCACGGCTTTCGCGCCCGCGATTCAGGGCGTGGTGATGACGTCGTATAACCTCGTCGAGGCCATCAACGATTCAATCAAGTCGGGCGGCGCGTTTTATTACGTGGTGCAGAGCCTTGTCGTCGGCGCGCAGGCCTTGGCGTCCGCATTCTCTGCCGCGAGCGCCGTGGTTCAGGTGCTTTGGGAGGGCGTCAAGACCGCCGTCTATGCGATCGGCGAATCGTTCATGCGTCTCGGAAAGATCATCTATGACGCCTTCACCCTCAACATCGGCGACATTAAAGAACAGTGGGCGCTCCTCACGCAGGGGCTCGCCGCGCGCATGCAGATCATGGGTGCCAATACCCGGGAAATCACCAAAAAGTCAGAGGAGGAACTAACCGCGATCTTCGCTGGCGGGGCCGCGGCAAAGGAGCGAATCGCCCAGACCAGCGATGCCAATTTGCGACGCCGGAATCAGGACGCTATCTCGGCGGCCGTCGCGCGTATCGACGGCGAAATCAAGCTCGAGCGGGAAGGTCTGAAACAGAAAATCTCTATCCTCAACATGGAGGAGGCAACCGGCCGCATCACCCAGAACCAAAAATTCTCTGCGGTGATGCAATACACCGAGCAGGCCTATCAGGCCGAACTGCGCTTGCTCCAGCAGGAACTGCAAATCGGCGGCCTCAAGGTGGCGCAGCGCCAGCAGATCAACAACCGGATTCTGCAGCTGCAGGCTCAACACAACACCGAAATGTTGAACCTCGATCGGCAATCGATTCAGGCCGAAATGCAATACTGGTCGCAGTTCACGAACACGATCGCGTCCTCGTTCAACTCTGGCCTGCGTGGCATCCTCACCGGACAGATGACGTTCGCGCAGGCCTTCAAAAATATCCTGCTCGATCTGTCGCTCAAGACCGTGGAAATGCTCGTGACGCAGCCGGTGTCAAAGTTCATCGCCGGTCAACTCGCGATGCTCACGGCCTCCCAGACCACGGCGGCCGGGCAGGAAGCGGCGACGATCGCGGCGACCGAGGCGGCTCTGCCCGCCAAGATTGCCACGTTCACGTCCGACATCACCGCGCGCGCCGCGGCGGTGTTCGCTGGCATCTTCGCCAACCTCGCACCGATCCTTGGTCCGGCTGCGGCTGGCCCTGCGGCTGCCGGTCAGGCGACCGTGCTGGCGCAACTGGCGGCGGTGCCCAAATTCGACGTGGGCTCGTGGAGCGTGCCGCGCACGGGTCTGGCGGTCATCCACAAGGACGAAATGATCTTGCCGGCCGGTGCACCTGCGGAGGCCGCGCGCGCGGGGCTGCTCGGCGGCGGTGCTGGCGGTGGTCAGGCGCCGACGTTCGTCATTCAAGCGATGGACGGTGCCTCGGTTCAGCGGTGGCTGGTCGGCGGCGGTGCAAAGCAGATCGCGGATCAACTCGCCAAATATTACAACGCGAATCGTAGTTCGAGGCCGTAGCCATGAGCCCTCCGCTCTTTCCGGCGCTGCCGGGCATCACCTATCCGGTCAAAAAGACCCCCAACTGGTCGACCGACGTTCAGCCGTCGGTGTCCGGCAAGATCACCACGCTGCAGCGGTGGTCCTATCCCAAGTATCTCATCGAGGTCGGCTATGAGTTCCTGCGGATGGACACCGCGTGGCGCGAATATCAGGACCTGCTCGCGTTCTTCAATCTCTGCGCCGGTCAGGCCAAGCTGTTCAGGTTCAACGATGTTGACGACCACGCGGTGACCGCGCAGGGCATCGGGACCGGCGACGGGACCACGGTGGCCTTTCAACTCGCGCGGGCGATCGGCGGTGCGCTGTATTCGTGGGTGGACCCGGTATTCTGGCCGACGGCGTGGAGCATCTATGTGGACGGGGTCCTCGTGGATCCGGCGAACTATTCAATCACCCAGACCGGGCTGGTCACGTTCAACGCGGCCCCGGACGTCGGGCAGGCGGTCACATGGACCGGCACCTATGATTGGCTGGTCCGGTTCTCGGACGATTCGGCGACGTTCGAGCAGTTCGCCTATAACCTATTCGAACTGAAGAAGCTCTCGTTCTCGTCGGAGAAAATATGAAAACGCCCGTATGGGAGGAGTCGCCCGGCGCGCTCGCCGCGCTGTTGCTGACCAAGCAATTCGCGCAGTGCGATCTGCACACTTGGAAACTTGCTGGCGGCGCGGGCACGATCCGAATCGCTGCTGCCGACGTGGCGCTGACCTATCCCGGAGGCCCGCTCTGGCCATCGGATGGCCCGCAGGTCGATCTAAATTCCTCGCGCTCGACGGGCCACTGGAAGCGCGGGCTCGATGTCGACACATGGCAGACCGTGGTTATGGCGCGTCCCGTGGACCCGATCACCGGCGCGGCCTTCCCCGACAAGATCGGCTCGGTGCCGTGGAATGTGGCCGCCCGGCAGGGCGCGCTGGACGGGGCCGACTATCAGGTGGACCGGGCATATTTCGCCGCGTGGCCGGTGCCGTTTCAGCCGGTGTTCATTCCGGTCGGCATCATCACCATTTTTGCGGGCCTCACCGCCGAGGTCGATGTGGCCGACACGCTCGTTTCGATCATGTCGAACGACTATCGAATCCTGCTCGGGAAGCAGCTGCCTCGGAACGTCTATCAGGCGGGCTGCCGCTATACCCTGTTCGACGCGGGCTGCACGCTGGACGCCAACGCCTTCAAGGTCAGCGGCACGCTCGAGGCCGGTTCGACGCGGTCCTCGCTCAAGGTGTCAGCCGTCGTTCCTCCTGGCTCTGACACGTTCAGCCTCGGTCGCGTGGTGATGACGAGCGGGCTCAATGCGACGTTTGCGCGGACCATCGCCTCGTGGGACAACGGTCAGACCTTCGGCCTGCTCAATCCGCTGCCGTTCGACGTCGCCGAGGGCGACACTTTCGACGCCTTCCCCGGCTGTGATAAGACGCAGGCGACATGCACGAAATTCGCCAACCTCGCGAACTTCGGGGGGCAGTCCTTCATTCCGGCGCCGGAGACGGCGATCTAGGGGGCATCATGACCGAGGACGAGGAGCGCCGCGCTGTTCTCGAGGAGGCGCGCTCGTGGCTCGGGACGCCTTACCACGATCTGGCGATGGTGAAGGGCGCGGGCGTGGACTGCGCCATGCTTCTCAAGGCGGTGTATGAGGCCGTCGGCATCGAGGCTCCGATAAAGGTCGATACCTATTCGCCGCAGTGGTACCTGCACCGCTCGGACGAACTATACATGCAAAAGGTCCTCGAGCGCGCACGCGAGATCCCGGAGGACGCTGTTCGGCCTGCCGACATCGTGCTTTACAAGTTCGGCCGCTGTTTCGCCCACGGCGCGATCGTGGTCGAATGGCCCCGGGTCATCATCCACGCGCATAAGCAGTCGGGCATGGTCACCCTCGCGCGCGGGGACACCGGAATGCTCGACGATCGAGAGCGGAGGTTCTTCACGCGCCTTAAATGGGGGGCGTGATGGGCTCGTTCTTTTTCTCGAAGAAAAATAACGACAAAAGCCAAGTGACGCCGATCACGTCGCTGCGCGTGCAGTCGGCCGTCGAAGGCGTCGCGATTCCGATGCTCTGGGGTCAGTCCCGCATTTCGGGAAATATGATCTGGTACGGCGATTTCACGGCCATCGCGGTCCAGCAGCAACAGGGCGGCAAGGGCGGCGGCGGTGGTGGCGGCAAAGGCCAGCAGGGGAACGTCACCTATAATTACTCGGTATCGATGGCGCTCGCGCTCTGCGAGGGACCGATCAAGAGCGTGGCGCGCGCGTGGGTGGGCACGTCGGATAACGGCACGGCCGCTGGCCTCGGCTTCGAACTGTTCACCGGGGAATATACGCAGGCCGCGTGGGGCTACCTCACGACGAAACACCCAGATCAGGCGCTGAATTATCGTGGCATCGCCTATCTGGCGCAGGCGGGCCTGCAACTCGGCACCGCGACCGAAATCCAGAACTACTCGTTCGAGGTCAAGGGCGCTATTTCCGACGCGGCTCCCGGCATCCCGGACGCGAACGCCAAGGATGTCTTGGTCGACATCCTGACGAACGTGCATTACGGCGTTCCTGGCTGGCCGGCCGATCGCATCGGCAACCTTGACCAGTTCTCGGACTACTCGATGGCGACCGGGATGCTCGTGTCTCCGGCGCTCACCGACCAAAACGACGCCGCGCAGTTTTTGAACGTGTTTTTTCAGGCGCTCAACTGCGGCCCGCGCTGGTCCTCCGGGAAGCTGGACGTTGTGCCATGGGGCGATTCGCCGGTCACCGGAAACGGCGTGCAGTTCACGCCGGACGTGCAGCCGCTTTACGATCTCACGAACGATGACTTCCAATCCAATCAGGGCAGCCTCGGCTCCGGCAATGCGTCGGGGCAGCCGATCACCGCCGTGCGCACCCCGCCAGAGCAGCGGCTGAATTGCGTGGTTCTCGAATATCTTGACCGGGTCAACGACTATAATCCGACCGTCACCCAAGATAAGGACGAGGCCTCGGTTCAGCAGTATTCGCTGAAATCGTCCGACACCCGCGGCGCGCACTTCATCTGTCTGGGAGCCGCCGCGCGGCTGTCCGCCCACCTGCAGCTAATCCGCGAACAGATCGCGGTGGTGTATTCGTTCACGCTCGATGCGTCGTTCGTCCTGATCGACGTGGAGGACATCGTCACGCTGACCCGCCCAGAAATGGGGCTTGCGCGGCAGGGCGTGCGCATCACCGAAATTCAAGAAAATCAGGACGGGACCCTGACGTTCACCGCCGAGGAGTTTCTTGGGACCTCCGGCGCACCGAAATTCGGTCAGCAGGCCTCCTCGGGCTACGCGCCGAACATGAACGCCGACCCGGGCGACATTAACCCGCCGATCATTTTCGAGCCGTCCGATCAGCTAGGCGCGGTCGATTCGCCCACCGGCGGCGGCCTGCAGGTCTGGGCGGCCGTCTCTGGCGTTGATAAGGCGCTCTGGGGCGGCTGCAACGTGTACGCGTCATATGACGGCGTCACGTTCTCCTATATCGACCGCGTCCTCGGACCGGCGCGCATGGGCGTACTGGCGGCCGATCTGCCCGCGTTCCCGGTCAACCCGACCGGAGCCAATATCGATCAGGACCACGTTCTCAAGGTCGATCTGTCGATGTCGGGTGCCGCGCTCATCAGCGGCACCACGCAGGACGCGACGCTGCTCAACACCGCCTGCTTTGTCGGCGGCGAGATCATCGCCTATCGCGACGCGGTTCTGACCTCGGCCTCGGCCTATTCGTTGTCCTATCTCGTGCGCGGAGCCTATGGCACCGACTCGAGCATGGCGCTGCAGTCCAAGCTGACCGGATCGCCGTTCGCCCGGCTCGATCAGGGCATCTTGAAGATCCCGTTCGATCAAAGCCGCATCGGGTCGACCATCTATTTGAAATTTCAGAGTTTCAACATCTACGGCGGCGGCCTGCAGGACATTTCGACGCTGCCGGTGCACACCTACACCATCACCGGCTCGGCGCTCGCCTCGCCGCTGCCGATCGTGCAGAACCTGCGGCTTGCCTATAACGACGGGTTCAATCGTCTATGGTGGGATGACATCGTCGATTTCCGCACCGGCATTCGGTACAAGATTTTCAAGGGCGACACATTCGTCGGCGCCGAGCAGGTGGACGACGTGGCCCACGCGCCATTCAACGCCTTCGGTAACGGCACTTATTGGGTGGTCGCCTATTGTCAGCCGGTCCCGGCGCTGTACGTCATGTCGGAGGAGCCTGCCTCGATCGGCGTGATCGGCGCGATGCTGGTTTCAAACCTCGTGCATACCTCGGACCAGCAGGCCGAGGGCTGGCCGGGCATCTTCTCGAATGGCGTCGCAAAGGACGGCGTGGACCCGAACGCCTTTATTCGGCTCGGCGGCTCGGGAAATATCCTCGACGACACCGATATCCTCAATAACCCGGACGTCCTGAATTATGGTGGCATCGCCGCGCAGGGCACCTACGAGGTTGCCCCGAAGGATTATATCGACGTCGGCTACGTCGCCGACTGCTCGGTCGAGGTAACGTGGAAGGGCGTCGGCGTGCCGGTAGGATCCGACATTCTGTCCATCGCCGATTTCCTGAACACGCCGGACATTCTCGGCTCGGCCTCGACGCAATATGTGACGGTGAAGCCGCAGATTGCGCTCGCCGACACCGCTGATTTCGATTTTTTCAATCCGCCCGACTTCTTCGATCCGCCGGACCGGGACGTTTTCACGAGCGGAATAAACTGGTCAGATTGGCAGGACTATGCCCCGGGCACCTATCGCTGCCGGTTCGTCAAGCTGCGGCTCCTCCTGCAAACGGTCGACCCGCAGACCATCGCCTATGACCTGTCGTTCAAATTTAATGTTTCGGTGCCCGCGCGCATCGACCATTACCCGAATGTCACGGTTCCCGCCGACGGCGTGATGATCCGGTTTATCCCGGACGACGCGGCGACCGCCTATTCGCCGTTTAATGGCGGCCCGCCGGTGGGCGGCTCGCAAAACCAGCCCTTGCCGATGGTGCAGTTCAACCCGGTCAATGCGCCGGGGCTGACCCCGGTGATCGACGATTTGTCGCTGGCGTCGCTCACATTCCATTTCGAGGATGCGAGTGGTACTCATGTCGCTGTCGCGAACTGCGGTGTGCAGGTCGAAGGCTACTAAGGAGCGAACCATGCATCTGTTTAAGCGCGCGTTGGCCGCCCTGGCTGTCGCCCTTACACTGGCCGCGCCCGCGCAGGCCGCTCAAAATTCCACTGTGATGCCGACCACGGGTCCGCTGACGCCCGCGCAGGTGATGAACAAGGTGTCCGACGGCTTCCTGTCCGTGGTCACCAACAACTCGGGACCGACGCCGCCCGCTAACTCGGTCGGCAATGCCGCCGCCACTTATCAGTTCTGGCTCGATACCTCGACGGCGCCGACCGTTCTGCGCATCAACGACGGGACGACGTGGGTGCCGATCGGCAGCCTCGACGCGACCGCGCACGCCTTCACCTTCCCGATCGCATCGGTGCCGTCGCTGGCGGCCGGTACGTCATATGCGTTCGTCGATGCCGATAAGGGTTCGTTTAAGATTTTCACAGATCCCGGCGCGGTGAACGCCACGATCGCGCAGGCAAGCATCGGCGGAAATTTCGTCGGCGGCTGGTTCGTCGATATCAAGTACAAGGGCGCTGCGACCCTCACCATCACGCCGACCGTCTCGACGATCGACGGAGCCGCGAGCGTCGTTATCAATTCCGGGCAGTCCATCCGGCTTTATTCGGACGGCACCAACTATGTCACCGGCTATCGGCTCGGCCTGCCGTCGACCACCGTTCTCGGCGGCATCTTTGCCAGCCCGGCCGTTTCGAGCCAATGGCTGACCGAAATCAACGCGGACGGCACCGTGTCGCGCTCGCAGCCCGCCGCCGCCGATCTGTCCAATGGCGTCACCGGCTCTGGCCCGGTTGTCCTGCAAACGTCGCCGTCGCTCATCACTCCGACGCTCGGCGTCGCGTCCGCGACCACCATCAACAAACTGACCATTACCCCGCCTGCGACCGGCTCGACGCTCACCGTTGCCAACGGCAAAACCTTGACCGCGTCGAACTCGCTGGCTCTGGCCGGTACCGATGGCACCACGCTGACCTTTCAGGGCACCGGAACGGTCGTTAATCGCGATTCCACGGACACGCTGACCGGCAAAACCTTCGACACGGCCGGGGTCGGGAATAGCCTGCTCATCAACGGTCTGGCGGCGACCGCAAACACCGGCACCGGAGCGGTGGTGCGCGCCGTTTCTCCGTCGCTGACGACCCCGAGCCTTGGCGTCGCCACGGCGACCTCGCTCAATGGGCTGACCGTGTCGTCCAGCACCGGCACCCTGTCGATCACCAACGGCAAGACTTTGTCCGTCGCCAACTCGCTCGCGTTTGTTGGCACGGACGGCACCACTCTGACCCTGCAAGGGACCGGCACCATCGTTAACCGCGACTCGACCGATACCCTCACGAACAAGACTTTCGACACGGCCGGTGCGGGCAACATTTTCCGCATCAACGGAATGAGCGCGGTCGGCAACACCGGCACCGGACTCGTGGTTCGCGATACGTCGCCCACGCTCGTGACGCCGTCTCTGGGCGTGGCGTCGGCGACCTCGGTCAACAAGGTCGCCATCACCGCTCCGCTCACTGGCTCGACGTTGACCATCGCGGACGGAAAGACGCTGACCGCATCTAACACCGTTACCCTATCCGGCACCGATGGCAGCGCGCTCGCGTTCGGCGCGGGTGGCACCATCGCCTATCGTCAGGACAATCTTTCGGTGTTCGCATCGACGACCTCCGCGCAACTCGCTGGCGTTCTGTCGGATGAGACCGGGACCGGCGTCGCCGTGTTTTCGACCTCTCCGGTGCTGACGACGCCCAATCTCGGAACGCCGTCGGCTGCGGTGCTGACCAATGCCACGGGCCTCCCGGTCGGCACCGGCATTTCCGGGCTCGGTACGGGCGTCTCGGCGTTCCTCGCGACGCCGAGCAGCGCCAACTTGGCAGCGGCCGTTACCGACGAGACCGGCTCCGGCGCTCTTGTGTTCGCTACATCCCCGGCGCTGGTCACGCCCAATCTGGGCACGCCGAGCGCGGGCGTTCTCACCAATGCCACCGGACTTCCGATCTCGACAGGTGTCTCCGGCCTCGGGACTGGCGTAGCCACGTTCCTCGGCACGCCATCCTCGGCGAACTTGGCCGCGGCACTCACGGATGAAACCGGGACCGGAGCGACCGTGTTCGGCACCGCGCCGACGCTCGGTGGCCTTGTCAATCTGTCCGGCGCCGTTCAGCGCACGGCCGTTGTGACGCCCGCGCAGATCACCGCGACCGTCAACGATTACAATCCGAGTTCGGCGGTCTGCGTCAGCGACACGCTGATCCTGTCCTCGAATGCAAGCCAGAACATCACCGGCCTTGCGGGCGGCGTGGCGGGTTGCGAGGTCCTTCTGCTCAATGGCGGCGCGAATCCGATCGTGTTGAAGGACAGCGACGCTGGCTCGGGCGCGTCGAACCGATTCCTGTTCGGCGGCGACATCACGCTCGCGGCCGGCCAAGCCGCACGGCTGTTCTATGAAACGGCCGCTAACAAATGGCACAATACAGGCGGCTCGGGCTCAGGCGGCGGTGGCGGCGGCTCGGGCACCGTCACGAGCGTTTCGGCTGGTAATGGCATGGACTTCTCGACGATCACCACGAGCGGCGCGGTTAACGCCGCGTTCTATCGCACCTTTATGCTTGGAGGCATGTAATGCGAAAAATTCTCATCGGACTTTTCTGCGCAGCGGCGTTCCTCGCCTCCTCGGTTTCGCACGCCGCGGAGGCACTCAAGATTCTGGGGCAGGTCAATCCGGCGGCAACGACGGCGACCACGCTTTACACCGTTCCCGCATCAACGCAGGCGGTCGTCTCGACGATCGTCGTCGCTAATCAGGCGGCGTCGCAGGCCACGTTTCGAATTTCGATTCGGGTTGCGGGCGCTGCCGCAAACGCCAAGCAATACATCGCCTACGATGTTGCGGTCCCCGCGAACGATAGCATCATTCTCACGCTCGGCATCGCGCTCGCTACGACCGATATAATCACGGTTTACGGCAGTAGCGCGAACCTCTCGTTCACCGCCACGGGCTCCGAAATCTCATGATTCGTTTTCTAAAATTCTCGATTGTCGTCGCCGCCCTTCTCGGGGCGGCGTTGTCGCATGGCGATGCGAAGATCTACGAGATCAAAAACTCGCTTGCCTCCAAGCGCAACATCGGCACGGTTCTGCAGCTAAAATGTACCGGTGGCACCGTCACAACCTCGGGCGGCAACACGATCCACACGTTCACATCGAGCGGCACCCTAAATTGCGTTGGGTCTGGTACCGCCGCGTTCCTTGTCATCGGCGGCGGCGGCGGCGGGGGCGTCGGTGCTGGTGGCGGCGGCGGCGCGGGCGGCGTTCTCTACAATGCAGCGTTTCCATATAACTATTCATCCTTGACGGTGACGATCGGCAGCGGCGGTGCCGGGGCAACCTCGCGCGCGGCCAATGGATTGAATGGCGGCGACACGAGTCTCGGTGGGATTGTCGCATTCGGCGGTGGTGGTGGCGCGTCAATCACTCCTCTGAACGGAAACTCGGGCGGCACCGGCGGCGGCGCTTCTGCGAATACGGCCACCAACGGAACGCCCGGCACTGGCACCCAACAATTCAACGGCGGCATCGCCAGTCATACTGGGAGCAATGCTGCGGGCGGCGGCGGCGGCGGCTGCGGAGCCATTGGCGGCTCATCAACGAACGGCAACATCGGCGGCGTTGGCGCTTCCGGCTGCGTCATTCCCATTTCGGGAAGTTCTATTTGTTACGCAGGCGGCGGGGGCGGGGGCGGTGACACTCCCGGCTCCGCAACATGCGGCGGTGGCAACGGTTCGAGCGGAAGTTCAAGCGCGACCGCGGGCACGGCTAATACAGGCGGGGGTGGTGGCGCGTCCCGCGATACTCCGGCCGGATCGACGGTCGGCGGTGCTGGCGGGTCTGGAATCGTGATCGTCTCTTATCCGACTGTCCCGTGAGGACCATCATGAAGCGATTTTTTCTTCTTTTCCTCGCGCTTGTTTTTTCGGGTGTAGGCATCAGCACGGCTGGTCCGCTCACCGGATTCCAGATGCGCGACCACTATATGTCCGCGCAAAAATTCGGGACCGTGACGATCCCCGAGTGCACCGGCGGAACGATCACGCATTCCGGCGGAAATACGATTCACACCTTTACCTCGAGCGGGACGCTGTCCTGCTCATTTCCATTTTCTGCGTCATATCTGATCGTCGGGGGCGGGGGCGGGGGCGGCTCGACGAACGGCACGAATAACGACCGTGGTGGCGGTGGCGGTGCGGGCGGATTTTTGACCGGATCGACGACGGTCAGCGGAAGTCTCGGTGTCACCGTAGGATCAGGCGGCGGCGGCGGTGGCGGCGGTGGCAACTCTCTCCTCGGGGCCATCGTCGCTACGGGCGGCGGTAACGGCGGCACCGTTGGATCCGTTAACGGAGGGCCGGGCGGCTCAGGCGGCGGTGGCGGCGGCGCAGGTGGCGGCTCCACTGGTCCATTCCCGGGTGGTGCGGGCACCGCAGGTCAAGGCAACAACGGCGGCGCGGGCAACACCGACGCGTCGACATATCGAAACGGCGGCGGCGGCGGTGGCGCAGGTGCGGTCGGTGTAACGCCGGGGACCGGCACTTCTGTCAGCGGTGCAGGTGGCGCCGGTCTGTCCTCCTCGATTTCCGGGACCACTGTGTTTTATGCGGGCGGCGGCGGCGCAGGCGGCATCGTCGCGGGTGCTGGCGGCACGGGCGGCGGCGGCACGGGCGGCACGGGCGGTGGTGCCAATGGTGGCGCAGGCACGGCCAACACGGGCGGCGGCGGTGGCGGTGCTGGCGGCGGAACCGCGACGGGCGGCACTGGCGGCTCAGGCATCGTGATCGTGTCCTATCCAACCCCCTAACGGAGATTTTCAATGCGGTATGCGCTCGTCGATCAAAACTACATCGTCACAAACCTCATCGAGTACGATCCTGGCTCCGACTTCACGCCGCCTCCGGGGCATTCGATCAAGGCCGACGACGGTTCGAACGTCATCGGGCAGACCTATGTCTCTCCTCCGAACCCGGATGAGATTTCGCGGCGGCAGTTCTTTCAACTCCTCGCTATCAAGGGCATCATTTCGCAGGACGATGCTGTTGCCGCTGCGGGCGGTGGCGTCATCCCGGCAGCCCTTCTCGCGCTTCTCAACCAGCTGCCGGCCGACCAGCAGTTTTCGGCCAAGATGCTCGTCGCGAGCGCCCAAACCTTTCAAAGGTCGCATCCGTTCACCGCGCAGATCGGCGAGTTTTATGGTATGTCGCCAACGGACCTAGACGCCTTCTGGGCGGATGCGCGCCAACTCTAAGGGGACCTCCGATGAAGAAAATTATCTCCCTCGTCGCCGCAGCCGCGCTCGCGGCTTTTGCCTTTTGTGGACCGGCGCGCGCCTCGCAGGGCTCCGGCTGCATGCCGACGTCCGGCACCGTCTCGGGCCTCACGCTCGTGCAGGACATCAACGCGGCGAACGCGGCGTTCATTTCGATGAACTCCGGCGCAACAGCGCCCGCCACAGACTGCTCTGGCCTCGCGGTCTATGGGCAGTCGTGGCTCGATACGACGCAAAATCAGGTCAAGCTGTACGACGGGGCATCGTGGCTTCTGCTCGGTTCTGTCGACCCTACCAATCATATTTGGATGCCGATTATCGGTGGCGGCACCGATTCGATCATCAGCAACACCACGACCGATCTCTGCTCGTCGAAGGCGTCGGTCATCACCATCACGTCAAACACGACCATCACCGGATTCGGTTCGTCCTGCTCTCCCGGAAATATGAAGGTCGTTAAATTCGCGACCGCGCTCACCCTGACGAACGGTCCGTCGCTCGTGCTGCCCGGCGGCCTCAACATCACGACCGCAGCCGGAGATTACCTCACGGCCGTCTATGTCGGCGGTGGTGCATGGGCGGTCAACACCTACACGCGCGCTGATGGTAGCGCCGTTAAGAACCCCGCCGTCGATGTCTGCACGGCCGCTTATTTCGTCGGCGCCGATGCTCCCACCAAATGGGCGCTCGGATTTGGTCAGGCGCTCAACCGTGCGGACTATCCTGACTATGTGACCTGTGCCACGCGCACCCAGACCGGGACGCGATCGAGCGGCGGCACCACAATCTCGGGTCTGTCTGACGTCTCCGGCATGGCCGTCGGCATGCCAGTGGAAGGTCCCGGCATTCAATCCGGGACCACGATCGCCTCCATCGCATCGACCTCGAGCATTACGATCTCGGTGGGCGCGTCCTCGAGCGGAAGCGGCAATGTGCAGGTGTTCTTCACCGGCTATGGCACCGGCGGCTCGTCGACCACCATCGGCGTTCCAGATTGTCGCGGTCGCACGCTGGTCGGTCGTGACGATATGGGCGGCACCGCCGCTAATCGACTTTCGTCGACCTACTTCGGCCTGTCGGCTGCAGGCATGAACGTGGGCGGCGGCAGCCAGAACACCACCATGGCGCTCGTAAACCTGATCCAACACGATCACACCGTGTTTCTGCATGATCCGGGGCATACGCACACCTTCCCATCCACGTCGGTTGCGATCGCGGGCGGCAGTTTTGCTCATATCTTTGCCGAAGGTGCGCAAAACGGAAATACCGCGCCCAGCGCCACCGGCATTACTCTCTGGAGCGATGGCGATAACGTCGGGACGCAGAATCACGTCGGCAAAACCGGCAGCGCGTCTCCCACGCCGATGCGCACCATCCAGCCGTCTTTGACCTCGAACTGCATGGTCCGCGTCCTGCCGTAAGGAGCCATCATGGACATCGTCGCCGCGATCAAGCGCGTCTCTCCGAAATGCCGCGAGAACTATCTCGCGGCATTTTCTAACGATGCGCTCCTCAAGCAATACGACATCATCACGCCGCTCCGCGTGACCAACCTGCTCGCCCAATTCCTCGGCGAGACGGGCGGTGGCGAAATCCTGCAGGAGAGCGGCAACTATACGGCCAAGCGCATCATGCAGATTTTCGGCGTCGGCCATCACTCGGCGGCCGTGACCTCGGCGCAGGCCTCCCGGCTCGCGCACGACGGCCCGGCGCTGTTCGAGCGCGTCTATGGTCTCGGCAATCCGCGCAAGGCCCACGAACTCGGCAACACGCAGCCGGGCGACGGCTGGAAATTTCGGGGCATCGGGATTCTGCAATCTACTGGCCGTGGTGCGGCGCAGCGGTGGGGCGATCGGTGTCAGGTCGATTTCGTCAGCGACATCATGCTGATGGTCGACCCGCGCTATGCGCTCCTGCCCGCGCTGTACGAGTGGCAGGCGAATCACTTGAACGTGGCCGCCGATGCGGACGACGTGCGCAGGATCCGCAAGGCCATCAACGGTGGCTATAACGGATATGAGGACGTGGTCGAATGGCATCGCCGGGTCTGGGCGGTTCTGAAACCGGACGGCTCGGCCTCGTGGCAGGTGGCCTCGACGTCGAACGACACCGCCACCCTGCAAACGAACCTCAATGCCCTCGGCTGCAATCCGGCGCTCAAGGTCGACGGCCGCTATGGTCCGGCGACGACCGCGGCGGTGCGATGGTTTCAGAAGCTGGCGGGGATCAAGGTGGATGGCGCGGCCGGTCCGGTCACGCTGGCGGTCATTGCGTCGCGTCTCGACGCGCGGCACATCCCGGAGATCCCGCTGGTCGCATAAATCTTGCCGGGTGACCCGTTGCGTGAGACAAGGCAGTCTCATCAACGCAGGGGGCTCCCATGAAGCGTCTTTCCCTTTTCGCGGTCGCGGTCCTCGCGGCCGTTTTCTTTTGCGGTCAGGCCTACGCCGACGCTGTCGCGCCGACCACGATCGTGACGTGCCCGCCGACGTGCGCACCGGGAGCATCGGTTCAACCTGGCCCCGCTGTTCGTCCCGCGCCCAAATCATTTTTCGATAAGCCGCTCATCATCGACTCGTCGACCGTGGACGGCGGCGCGCAAAGCACCACCCTGTCGTTCGGCTCAATCCTCGCGCAGATCCTCGGGTGGGTGGCGACCGTGGCGTCCGGCCCGCTCGCGGTGGTCGCGACGGCTTGGCTGTATCGACTTCTCAAGAAACTCGGGATCGACAATCAGGAGGCCTATCGTGGCCGACTCGAGGATATGGTGCAGAACGGCATCGCTCTCGCGGCGCAACGCGCGGGCGTGAAACTCACCGGCACCA